CGTCCGCCTTGGCGGCGGGCCGCTCCTCGCTGGCCTCGGAGTGCGCGGCGCCTTCCGCGCCGAAGCCCGCGCCGTCGGCCTTGAGCAACTCGCCGGCGGGGCCGGTGGTGTCGGCGAGCATCATGACCGTGTCGGCGCCGGACTGTTCGGCGCGCTCGTTGGCCTGGAACCACTTCAGGGCGCGCACGGCGTCGAGCAGCAGCGCGATGTCGCACGCCTCGTTGAGGTTGCCCATGGCGAGGGATTCGGCTTCGGAGACGATCAGCTTCGCGATGGCGGCGATCGCTTCCTGCGCGCCGGCGATGTCCGCAGACTCGTCCTCGGCGCCGCCCGCGTCGCTCTCGGCGTCGTCGTCGGCCTTGGCCAGTTCGGGCACCATGGCGCGCAGGTCGCGCAGCAGCGCCTCGGCCTTCTCGACCGTGGCCGCGTCGGTCTTGGCCGCGTCCTTGAGGCTGCCGTCGGCGTTCCAGTTCTCGGGCACCATGCTCTCCAATCCGAGGGCCTTGGCCCGCGTGATGATGTGGGCGCGGATCGCATCGTGATCGGCGCCGCCCCGCCCGACCGCCTTGACGGCTTTGCGCAGGTCCGACTTCGTCTTGATCGTGTAGGCGGGTTCGCCCTTGTCGTTCTCCATCGCCTGCCCGGCAGCCAGCGCGTCCCGCTTCTCCTGCGCCGTGTACTTGGCCAGGTCCGGGGCGGCGGCTTGCACGGTCACGTTCACCACCAGGGGGATCGGAGAGTCGGGTTCCTCGGCCTTCGCGGAATCCGCTTCCACCTGCGCGCCGCCGCCGGCCAAGTCTGCGAGGGCCTGCTTGACGGGCGTGGCGAGCCGGTCGTACAGCTCGGCAGGAAGCCCGTAGGTCGCGGACTGCGCGCGGATCAGGGCGGGATCGTCGAGTAGTTGCAGGTCTCCGGCGCCGTCGGCCTTGGCGAGCGGTAGCCGCCAGTGGTCGTTGATGGTGGCGCTGCCCAGGCACGGTGCGTCAACCACGCTGGTCTCGAAGATGCGCCCGGCCACCACGGTCCCGGCGGGCGCGTCGGCCTTCGTGTGGTCCAGACGCCAGTTGCGGATGCCGATGGAGAAGCCGTTGAGGACTTCCTCCTCGACCTTGTCGATCGCGTCCTTGTCGACGATCTTCGCGCCGATGTACCAGCCGTCGGCTTTCTCTTCGAGCTCGATCGCCTTGCCGATGGCGCGCTTGGCGTCGTGCTGCTCGCGGATGTTGCCGCGCTTGAACCAGTCGGGAACCGCGGTCTTGAGCCACGCCGGGTCCATGCGCTGCTGGTCGTTGTCCAGATCCGGGCCGGTGATCTTGCCGTAGACGTACAGGTGCCCGGTCTGCGGGTCGCGGTCCTTCTTCGTGATCGGGACGTAGACCTCGCGCACGTCTAGGGCGGTCACGTCGCCTCCTTCAGGCACGCGAAGGGCCGCGCGGCCCTTCGCCGGTTGATGCGGTGGATCAGCCGCTCGCCGCGCCGGCAAGGTCCGCAGGGTCGAGCTCGGAGGGCGCGACGAGCGAGGGAAGCGGCGCGCAACGGCACAGCGGATGACCCGGGGGCTCCGTGTCGCCCGACGGGAACGCCGCACCGAGCGGCACCGCGCCCTGCGCCTCGTTCGGTTCGCAGACGGCGCTGCACACCCGGTCGTCGTCCGCCGTGGCCCAGTACGTGGCCTCGATGCCGTTGGCCCGGTACGTGTTCATCGACGCGGCGCTGGTGGCCCGCGCCAGTTCGGTGATCGCGACCATCTCGGCCCACTGCGGGTCGTCCAGGATGCCGCGCAGCGCCGTGGCGAGCGTCGCGGCGGAGTCGCCGCGCGCCAGTGCGTCCGCGAGCGCCTTCGCGAGCTTGTCCAGGCGGTTCGCGGCGATCGACGTGATGCTGATCCCGGCCTGGTCCAGCAGCAGCGCGAGCCCGTTGCGCCCGTTCTCGCCGAGCACGAGCCGCGCGGCGTGCGCGTCGCCGGGCTTCCACCGCGACCAGTCGACGTGAGCGGAGCCGGTCAGGACTGCGGTGGCGGACAGGTCTCCGATCGCGTAGCCCTCGGTCCACAGCCCGGCGATCAGCGCGGCGAGCGCGGTGGTCAGGTCGATGCCGTAGTCGGCGAGCCACGAGGCGGGCTCCTGCCCGTAGACGGGCGGGGCGCCGGGCTCGTCGTCGTAGCTGTCGGGCAGGTCGGCCTCGTCCGCTTTGGTGAGCGCCGGGTGCTGCGTGGACAGCCATGCTTCGGCGAGCGCGCGGGCGTCGATCGCACCGCGCATGGCCTTGCGGATGCGCGGAGTCCACGCGGCTGCGGTGGTCTTGTCGCGGTCCCAGCCCGGCCAGTGCGGCCGGTCCGGGTCACCGGCTTTTGGGGCCGCCCGGTCACCGCCCGCCGGGGCGAACGTGACGCGCGGGTCGGCGGCCATGTCGCCGGGCGCGTCGGCCTTGGTGAGGATCTCGGTGCGGAACGCGCGCCCTTGTTTGGGTCCGCGGCGCGCCCAGTTGCGGTACGCGGCGATCTCCGCCTTGGCCGCGTGCGCACTGCCTTCGGTCCGCACGTCCCCGGCCGGCTGCGCGCCGTCGCCGTCCTGGCCGTCCTCGAACTGGTCGGGCACCCCGTCGGCGTTCGCGTCCTTGTTCGGCGGCGCTTCGAGCGGGGTGAGGGTCTCGCCGGGGGGAGCCAGTTTGCTCGCGCCCTCCAGGAAGATCACGCCGCGTGAGGTCTCCACGATCGGCATGTCCGCTTCGGGGAACGGGTAGCGCGGCAGCCCGAGGCGGTCGCGGTCCTCGTTGTAGGTCATGCGCCCGGACTTGACCCGGTTGCCCGCGACCTCGTCGGCGGCGGCCTCGTCCTCGTCCTCAAGCCCCAGGATCTTGAATTCGAGTTCGCCGGGCGTGCCCAGGTGCCGCCGCGAGATGCTCGTGATCAGGCCCTGGATCCACCGGTAGGTCGGCATCGTCGCGATGCGTTCCTTGATGTCCGCCTGGCCCTCGTGATACCCGGAGGAGCCGATGCCGCCGGTCTCGGTGAAGTTCAACTCCGCGATCGTCGTGGAGAAGTGCGCCGCGAGCTGCTTGAGCAGGAACAGGTCGTACTCGGGCTTGTAGCGCTCCGCGACGTCCGGAGTCGATTCGAGTTCGAAACCGGGCGGCAGGATCCGCATCCGGTGCCGCTCCAGCGTCTGGCCCGACCAGGCGTCGTTCAGTGCGGTCTCGTATTCGAGGACCTGTTGCGGTGTCCAGGAGTTCGCGCCGGTGTTGCGCAGCAGCCCGGCTGGCACGGTGCCGTCGGTGAACTCCGCGCGGATCCAGGCGCGCCGCCGCAGCCACACGTCGAGGTCTTCGAGGCACTGCTCGACGGCAGAGTGCCCGTAGAGGGTTTCCGCGCGCACGTTGCGCCGTTTGTAGATCAGGGTGTCGGGGGCGTACGCGTTGAGGATGCGCCCTTCCTCGTCCACGTCGGCGACATATTCGCCGCGGGGGAAGCCCCACAGGTTCTGCTGGTAGGCGGGGTTGGGCGGCAGCGGCTTGCCGCCGCGGTAGTCGCGCAGCGGCTTGATGGTGGTGCCGTCGAGGATCTCCAGGGAGTGCAGGTCGCCGCCGTAGGTGCGCCGCGGGTAGATCGCGACGGCGTCCAACACCAGGTGTTCTTCGAGGAGTTTTCCGATCCAGTCGGGCCAGTCCTCATCCTGCCCGGGATCGGGCCGCTCCCAGAAAGCGGTGGCGCGGGCGATCTCCGGGCCGAGGCGTTTGCGCAGGTCGGCTTCGATGTCGGCGCGAGAGGAGCCGGGGTTGTCGGCTTCGGCTTTCGCGACGGCGTCCTTGGAGATCGTGATGGTCCACTCAAGGGTGGTGATCTCGTCTTTGCGGATCTGGATGCAGCGGCGCGGGATGCCTCCGGCGGCGGCGGCGTCGCGCAGCACTTTCCAGGGCACGAGGCGGTCGCTGACGCCGGGCAGGTTGCTGGAGACCGGGTATTCGGTGAAACGCGGTTCGGGCCGGCCGGTGTCGCGGCGGGTGGGGTCGATCGCGGCGGGCAGCAGGGGCAGGCCGGGGCCGAAGGCGACTTGCGGGTCGAGGCGCGGCAGCGGGTTGAACGCGCCGCTGGTTTGCGGGTTGACGCCTGCGGCGACGAGGGCGGCGACTTGCTGCGCGGTGTAGAGGGTCGCGCCGGAGCCGAAGCCGGGGGTGGCGGCTTTCGCCATTTCGGCTTCGGTAGAGCGGCGCACTTGGTAGTTCGGGCCGGTGCGGCGCTGGTTTCTGCTGCGGCGGGACACCGGCCGGTCGCCCCCTCAGATGCGCTCGCGGGGGCGGGGCATGTCGGCTAGAGGGCGATGATGCCGAGCGGGGGCGCGGGCGGGAAGGACGCGCGGATTATCGAGCACATCCCGCAGTAGCCGGGCCGCGGCTGCTCGCGCACGCAGTCCGGGCAGAAGTACTCCGGCATCTGGAACTCGAACGTGTAGCCGCGCAGCGCGGTGGCGAGCGCCTGCGTCTCGGGCCACGCGAGCCAGTCCGAGTCTGTTCCGTCGCCAGATTGCGGTAAGGGCTCGAACACCGGCTCATCCATCGACGCGCCCCTGCAACTCGACCTTCAGTTGCGCTCGCAGTTCGCGGATCGCCTCGTGCGCCCGTGCTAACTCCGCACGGGCGATGCCCAGCTTCGCGGCGGTCACACCGTTGTCCCGCTGCCGCGCCTTGATCTGCTTCTTGAGTCCGTCGATCTGCTCGAGGACCCAGTCCTCGTGATAGCCCCACTGGTTCAGGAACGGCCACGGCCCGACGATCCGGTGGGCCAGGCGACTACCGACGGGCGCTCCTACCGGGTGGGTTTCGAGCCCGGACACCCCGTCGCAGTCGTGCGGGCAGTTGCAATGGATGAGGAGCCACGGGTGGTCGGGATCGGTCTCGACGGGTTCATAGATGGCGGTCATGTGGCCGTTGACGGTGCGGCGCACGTGTGGTCGCCCGTGTTTGTCGGTGTGGACGCCGGTGTTGACGGCAAGTCCGAGGAGGGCGCCGAACGTGAGCGGCTTGCCGTCAGCCATCGTTCGCACCGGCTTGCCGGAGTCCACGATGAGCGAAAATCTCCTGGCAGCGCGGGCACCCGGCCGTGCCGATCACGTAGGAGGGGTGCAGGCTGCATGGGCGTCTGAAGCCCAATCGTACGGGCAGCAGGTTGAGCGGACCGCCGTAGTTGAGGCTGTCTGGATCGGACGATCCTTCGAGCTCGACGAAGTAGCGCGGCGGCGCGGTAAGGTCGATCGGCTCGAGATCGGCGCGGTCGTTGTCCAGGTGGTCGGTATGCACAGGACCATGATGGCGCCGCGTTCAGGCGACCGGGACGCCGTTTAAGACACCGCTCGCGCAGACCGCCTCGTGCGCGCCGCGCTCACGCAGATGGACTACGAGGGCGTGCGGATCGTTCGCCGTCCAGTGCGCGCCGCAGAACCGGTGACCCTGACGGCACAGCAGCACCCGGAACAGGCCGTCGCGCGCACCGAAACTGCCACCCAACCGGCGAGGCATCAACATCTCCGGCTCCTCACGCCGCGCGCATCCCGGCCAGCCAGCCCATCGCCTGATCGTAACCGCCCGGCGCCGCGTAGAACGCCAGAAGGAGCGCGTCCGCGTTGTCCGGGGAACGGCCGAGACGCTTGATCACGTCCTCTTTCGGCTCCACCTTGATGCGGCCCTGCGCGTCGATACTCCACCGCGGCTCGAGCAGCTGCGCGATCGTGGCGTCGGCGTTGGCCATTGTCGACAGGTCCCAGCCGTGCCGCTCGGACAGTCCGCGGCCGACCTCCCACCACAGTTGAGCCCGCAGGTTGAGGTACTTATCCGGCTCGCCCGACTTCTCGGCCACGTTCACAGCGCTGATCGTCGCCTCGTGCAGGCCACGCCCGGCCATGTTCCGCAACTCGCCGACCACACCGAACCCGATGCCGATGCTGTCGATCTTCACGCAAGCCGCACCGGTTTCCCGGATCGCCTGCAACACCAGAGGCGCGATGTCCTCCGGGCGGTCCGTCCGGGCACGCCATTCCCGTCCCGCGACCCGGCCGCGCCGCTCCCGGACCACCGTCTCGTCGCCCCCGCCGCCGACATCCACACCGAGCTCGACCGGCAGCAGATCCGCCCCGGACGGCGACTCGTCGGCAGCCACGCGACATGCCGCGACATCGAACTGACGCACCACCTGGTTCGGGTGGTCGGCCGAGAACTCTCCCAGCACCTTCGAGCGGTACAGCGGGTTGTCCTCGCCCCACTCGCGGCGTTTCTCCTCCACCCACTCGCGCGAGACCAGGCTGAGGGCGACCTTCTCGGGCACCTGCTCGCCGGACAGGTTCGGGGAGTCGAACGCGGAGATCCCGATCGTGTGCCACCCGGAGCCGGCCGTGCACACCTTCCGGAAATGCGACGCCGGGTTGTCCGGGTTGCCGATCGCGAGCATCCGGCAGTCCGCGTTGGTCGTCAGCGCGTCGGCCGCGACCCACAGTTGCTCAGGGATGCCGCACGCCTCGTCGAGCAGCACGAGCACGTACCGCTCGTGGATGCCCTGGAACGCGGACTCATCGTGGTCTGCGGGTTTGCGGCCGAATCCGACGAGCTCATCGTCGATGAACCATTCGGTCTGGTTGACCCGCCCCGGCAACTCGGCTGCCGCGTGCAGGCGCCGGATGTAGCGCCACAGGATCGCCCGCACCTGCGGGAACGTCGGCGCCGTGGAGACGACGAACGCCGTGCCCGGTGGATGGGTGTCGAGCCACCAGCAGGCGACGAGCGCGGCCGTGTGGCTCTTGCCAACGCCGTGCCCGGAGCGCACCGCGGTGCGCCGGTGGTCGTGGACGGACGCGAGGATCTCGCGCTGCTTGGACCAGGCGAAGCCGCTGAGGCGTTCGCGTACCCACGCGGCCGGGTCGTGCTGCCAACGCTGCTGTCGTACTCCGGCTTCGCGCCGGTCCACGACGGACTGCAGGTCGCCTTCGAGTGCGCGTAGCGCGCGTATGTTGCCGCTGCGGATGAGGGCGTCGACCTCGGCTTCGACGGCTGACAGGTCAAGCAGGGTCATCGTCGGCCGGGTCGTCCGTTACGCGGCGCAGGAGTGCTTTGACGCGTTCGCCGGCTTGTTCGGCTTCGATGCTGATGCGCGTGATGGCGTCGGTGCCCAGGGCTTTGGCTTCGCGTTCCTGGAATTTGACGACGAGCTCCATGGCGCGTACGCGGCCGGTGTGGTCTTCGGCGATGGTCAGGCCGTCCTCGAGGAGGATCGGTTTCCCGTTCGAGTAGGCGGGGATGGGCCCCGCGTCGACTCGGTCGAGCGCTTCGCGGCGCAGGTAGTCAAGGTCGGCGATTTGCCGGCGCTGGCGTGCGTGGCGCTCTTCGATGGGGATGTCATCGCGCATGCGGGCGACAACGACGCTGACCATCTGCTGGGTGAGCCCGTAGTGGTCCGCGATCTGCTGCTGGGTCTGCCCATCCGTGTAGCGCAGCCAGATGTCGAAGTCGCGGTCGGCGGTGCGGTTGCGGCTGGTGGGCTCGCTCATGATCGCCTCGCGGTACAAACTATTACAAACGCCTGTCCATGGGTTGTTGGCACTGGCGTGGCGTTATCCAGCAGGTGTCGATGTTCAGGCATAGTCACGCGCCGACGGCTGTGGCTAGGTCTGATCGATCGGTTCGACGCGCAGCCGCACGACTTCGTGCCCGTGCCCGTCGTCGCCTGCTTCGGCGTAGTCGAACAGCATCGCGGGCCGATTGTCCTGCGTCAGCCCGGTGCGGAACTGTCCGCGCACCCGGGTCAGGTCGATGCCTTGGCGGGCGGCCCATTCGGCGGCGTGCAGCAGCATCGCGGGCGGCATCCCGAGGTCGGCGAGCACGGCCTGTTCGCCCGGCGGCAGGATCAGCCGGGGTGCGCGCACGGGTGGCTGGTCGTCGCCCGTGCAGCGGCACTGGCGCGGGTCGGTGCAGGTTTCGCGGTGGTGGTGCCGGCACACGTCGATCTCGGGCTGCGCGTCGGCCCGTTTGCGGTGCTCGACCGGCCGGGGGCTGCCGTCAGGCCGGGCGCATGCGGCGCCCGGTCGGGCGCGGCAGACGGGGCACGGCGCGGGGTCGGCGTCGGGGTGGCTGCAGATGGGGCCGGGGTGGCAGTCGCCGCACACGCGGACCGCGATGGTGGCGACGCCGTCGATCGGGCGCAGGGACTCGGGCAGCGCGTCGTACTCCGCCTGGGTGGCGTGCCGCTGATACTGGGCCTCGACGGGCGCCCCGCAGGCGCAGGTGTCGGCGGTGGGCGCGGTCAAGGTCATCACCTGCGCGTCAGTAGATCGTGAGGTACCCGGCGGGGAGCACGGGGACCTCGGGATTGTCGGTGATCTTGATCCACACCTGGTAGGCCCCGACCGCGAGCTGCACGGCGCCGCCCGGGCCGACGAGGCACCGCGCGAGGTACTGGTTGACGCCGACATCGGCGGAGGCGTCCCAGCCGGCGGCGTTCCAGTCGGAGGGTTGCGGGTCGGCGCCGGGCGCGGTGAACGCGATGGCGACGCTGTCGCCGGTGGGGTTGGCGTTCATCGCGGTGACGATGATGGGCACGTATTGCAGGGACGTGGCCTGCTGAACGATCAACGACCCTCCTCGCCGTCAGGGCACGCCGCCTTCGCGGGCCGACCAGCGGGCGACGGCGCGTACGGCGATCACGCGCAGGTTGCTGGCGACGCCGCTGCTGGTGGCGGTGACCGTGGCGCTGGTCGCGGCCGTGGCTGCGGCTTCGCGTGCGGGCGTGCGCGAGGTGCCCGCTGCTGTCGCGGCTGCGGCTTGTGCACCTCGGGTGAGCGTGCGCGCCAGCCCGGCGAGAGCCGATGCCGCGGCTGCGAGGATGCGCCCCGGTGCGCGCGTCGCCGCGG